ATCTAAATTTATAAGGGCACTGTTCATATGTTTTAATACTTGAGTTTGAGAATCTAGAAATCATTACCACACCCATGAGACAAAACTGTCTCTAATGCCTTTAGTTACTGGATTAACCTTATGTGGGTATAAGAAATTAGACGGGAATATGAGCACATCCCCTTGTTTTAATTTAATTTCCATGTCGTCAAACATAATAAATTCACCGCCCTCATAGTCATCATTAAGAAACCCTACGATAGACAATGTCGGTATACCTTTGCGTTCGCCATCAAACATGTCATGGATATGATCACAATGTTTAGCCATGGTCTTACCTTCTCTGTAACGATTAAATCTTATATGGGTAAACCCCTTCCATCCATTGAAGTAGTCACTCTTAAAATCAGTTAAGATATATTGGCTGATAGCTTCCCATACTTTTTGTGTAAGCTTATCGCGTGTGGCTATGTTACCCCAGGAGACGTCAAGCTCTTGCTCGCCACTTTGAGTAACATACTTGCCCTCGGCATTATAAAAGACATGCTGTTTCCACGTAGCTTCTTCTAGTTCTTTTCTTATTTGATTACATAACTCTTTGTCAAGCCAAGGATATACTTTAATATAGTCGGTTAGCTTATCCATTGATAAACTCCGTCAGTGATTTGTTATCACCTAGCGTGCCTTTAATAAACGAATTAAATGCAAGGCTTACTCTAACGTCGTCTGCTATTACATCTTCGACATGATGTGTTAATGAGGATGGAAACATAACTATGCCGCCTGTCTTTACATTAAACCACCAGCTATCTGAATTATAAATATCAAATGTGTCAGTAGCTAATTGTAATTGTCTATAGCCTGCTCGATGAAATGTAATTTTATCTTTAGTAGAATCTGTATACATGTATAACACACCTGAAATAAAACTATTAGGGTGCTCATGTTTATGATGAAACTCACCCTTTTTAGTCCAATTAAGCCATGATTGCGTTATAAAACCTTCTGCAGGAAACTTAGGTTTATAAATACGTTTGATGTATTCATTGACATGTGCTGTAACTTCTTTTTTAAGATTAGCAAATTCAGGTTCATTAAGAATATAGTTATTATTGCTTGTGACATTACCTACATTTCTATTAGTTTCTTTTGAATGCTTTTCTATAAATGCAAGTTCTTCTTTAGTAAATTCACGACCTATTTCATTAAACATAACTGGTGTTGGAAACAGTAATTCAATATTTGGTTCTTTTATTTTATAGTCCACCAAATGCCTCCGACATCTTTTTTGAATTATATTTATTTTGCTTATTAAATATATGTGACTCACTATCATTAGCATACAAGGGTGTAATTTTTACGTGATCAACATCTTTTAATTTAATTGTTTGTTGCAAATCAGAAGGTAAGAATGTCCATAAATGATAGACTCGTAAGTTACCATTACTATCAAACTCTTCATACCTCCATGCGTCTGGTTTTTTCATTATTTAGTCTCCTGATAAGTATTGCCTACTTTGTAATCGCTAACCATAGGCACTGACATTTCAATTGCATTACACATGGCATTCATTAAACAATTTGCTTCGCGTTCAATAGCATCAAGAGGAGCACTAATTACTAATTCATCATGTACACTTAAAAGTAAACGACTTGCTTGTCTAGTTTTTTGAAATAACAACATAGCAGCTTTAGCTTGATCAGCAGCAGAACCTTGAATAAGTAAGTTCACACCTTTATAATCAAACTCTCGTAATTTACCTTTAATAATTTTAGGTGGTTCCATTTTAACTAATCGTCCACCAATAGTTTTAATAGGTTGATTGAGTTTATATCTATTTTTCATAGTGATTTGCATAGCTCTTAAACCGGGAGCTACAGCAGTGGTATAAGCGTCCATCAATGTTTTAGCTAAACCATAGTCTACTTCTAACATTTCACTAATCTTTTTAGGACCTGCACCATATAAAATTGCAAATGATACACCTTTACTATACGTACGACTTACTTCTCTACCTGAAGCTTTAGTCATCATGTTGGCTGCATATGTATGTAGGTCAGCTCTAGCATCAGCTTGGTATTGTCGCATTAAGTTACCATTTTCAAAGTGTGCAAAGATTCTTAATTCTTGAGCATTGAAATCACATGCCACTAACTTATGACCTTCATCAGGTAAAATAAAACTACGAATAAGTGGTAATGGTGCAACATCTAATTCAGATGGCAATTCAACTTTAGGATAACGTATAGGTGCATTTTGAAAGTTAGGTGTAGAACTTAATCGACCTGTACGTGTACCACCACGTTCACCTCTTACACTATTCCAATTGGTATAAATTCTACCTGTTTCTTCAGACGCTAATAACCAAGGCTCAATGAATGTTGATAAGCATGTTGATAAGTTAGCTCTATAACGTAATACATCTTTAAGATAGTTATTAGTTAACATTTCTTCAAGAGCTTCTTTATCTGCTCTTAATTGACCTTTTTCAGTTGTAGGCCAATCTTTATTTTTATCCCAATGCTCAGACGTATAAATACTTTGGACCAATTGTTGGTCACTATCAACATTTATATCTGGAGCATTTAACAATGACTTTATCCAAACAGTGCATTTCTCAATATCTATTATTGCTTGCTCTTTTGCAGCAAGTAGACCTTCACGGTCAACTCGAACTCCAAGCCTTGAATTTTCAAGTAACATTGGAATTAGTTCGATCTCACGAAGATAAGCTTCCTCTTGTGCAGGTAAAACTTGGTCATATAAAAACTTAAATAATTGATACGTTAAGCGTACATCAGCTTGTGCGTATTTACCAACTAATTCGACTGGACCTTTTGAGATATAAGCACCCCATGTAGACTTTTTACGTCTAGCTTCTTCAACGTTTTCTACAATCCATGCTTTTAATTCATCACGTTCTTCAGGCTGTGCAAGATTATACGTAACAACTAATTCTTTTAATGATAATGAATCAACATGTGGATCATTTAAGAATGCAAGAATAAGAGTATCATGTATTAAGTGATGATCAGGTATAGGTAAACCAAAATGTGTTTCAATAACATCTAAGTCGAACATTGCATTATGAAATAATACAGGTCTACCAGATGCATAGATCTTTGCTAGAATGTCATGAACTTTTTCCTTGGTGGTATTATTACCCATAATATGACCAAATGCATGATAGCCATCAGGAAATTCACTTAGTGGATCAAATATAGCTAATCCAACTGGTACAGGTGGGTATTTAGGTCTAGCTTCAATACCTTCAGTTTCAAAGTCAAGAACGACAGGGTTAATCATTTATTCTCCAGCTTTTAATAATTCATATTGTGCTATGGTTAATGCACCAATGACTTTCATGCCATCAGCCAATTCTGTATGTTGTACATAATACTTGCCATCTTTAAATCCGATAATCACAAGCTCATTATAGTCTTGCTCCATTGCAATATTAAGTACTTCTTTTGCGCTTTCTTTTTTTTTATTTGGTAATTTAGTAACAGACATTAAAATGTTTTCCTATCTAAATGATAAATGTCACAAACTTTATTTGCTAATCTTTTAAACTTAGCGTCATGTTTGTGGTCCTTAAATCCACGATACATAAAATGTAAATGTACCATCTCATGTAATACAACTTCAAATACACTACTAAACTTTTCTAAATTTACTTTTGAAATTTGTAATTGATACACATCTTTAGTTTTATGTGCAGCACCTTGTATTGTTTTATTATCAACAATAAACGCATAAACATCATCTGGGTCAGGCATTTCAATATTACAAAAAGGTGGTGCTTTTAAGAATGTACAGTATAAACCATGTACAAACTTAGCATTTAAAAAAGTTTTAGATGACATTTAATCCTCACACACACCGTTACGACATGCGCGAGCAATTATTTCTTCCTCAATATTTTCTAATGCTTGAAGCTTTTCATCTTCAAAAGTGGGGACATCAATCCAATCTTCATCGCGTTTAAATTGTAAAACCTTTTGTCCATTAGGTTTTTTTAGCCATCGAATATTCATACTCTACCTTAATGAAAATAACTATATAATTGATAGCATGCTTTAACCCATGAGCTTATTGCATACATAATTGCTATAACAACTATACCTTTAACAATTGAATCCATAAAAAAAATGGGGTACTTGCGGTTAATAAATTAAACTACCGTCTAGCATAACATAAAAAAGGCTTTCCCCCATAACCCTTAGAACTTATCTGAATCTGCAGTTGTTTCCTCGTGCGGAGCTTCACTTACACCAGCTGATGCTAATGCACGTTCAGTTTCTGCTTTAGATCTTTCCAATAATGCACCAATGATTTCAGCGTCATCAATAGCTTTAAGCATTTTGAAGTTTACTTTAAATTGTGTCTTTGGATCTGGACTTACAGAAATTTCTGTAATCACAGCCAATGGTGGACGTTTTAAAGTTGCTGCAATTGTTTGTACATAGTTAGCATAATTTCTTAAGCTAGTAACAGGAGGTCTTAATGCTGCAACCTCTGCAGTTTTAATAGCATCAACAGATGAAATTGAGTCAGCAGGAATAACTAATAATCTGCGTGTCTCACGGCATGCTTTACCTTTACCACCATTTGTTGATGAGCCCCATTCATTTTTAGGACATGTTGAACATTTATCACTTTGCTTTTTCTCAACATTATCCAATGGGCCCATTTCTGCAGCATTGACACCAATGGCAACGCAATCAGGTGGAACGATCTTTGTAGGATCGAACCTTGTTGAATAATAGAGTCTTTCAACTGGTGCTGCTAAGATGACGCATGGTAATGCGTTACCTGCAACTGGATCACCGCGGTATTTAAGTACACCGCCTTGAGTTGATAAGAAGGTTAGTGAAGATGACTGCTCAGCTTTGAGAGACTCAGAAGCTAATGCTGCCAATTGATCTTCATACGATACGATTTGTGTTGCCATACTTTTCTCCTTTAACAAGTTACTTGCGACGAACGCTGAGTTCCCAGACCGACGAAGTTGTCGTGCCAGGTATAACCTCTCCTGCTTCCCAGCGTTCTCTGAATGCAGGTGAGGATAATCTTTTATGTAGTAATTCAAACTCGCCAGTTTTCTGGACGTACTCATAGAATGCAGGCCAGTCAGTAATTGCCGGGTGCTGGACTTGACGCATCGTACATGATGCCTTTTCAGTTGCGGCTTGATTGATTCCAACATTGGCCATTTGTTCCATGATTTGCGCTTCAACGTTTGCGAGCTTTTCATTAAGTTCTTTAATTTGTTCATTCAAACTCTCCTTCAGAGCTTTGGTTTCTACAAATTCATTAATAAGGTCATTTATTGCCATGCTTTTTTCTCCAATAGCATACGAATAGCTGGTTCCGGTGGAGTCCAGTCTTTAGGTTTAATAAGATTAAATTTAGTACCACGTTTAGATCTAACTTCTGGACCTGCTGGTTCTTTTTGCATATTACAATTATGAACCACTTGGAAGATATTTTCAAAGGGTAACCCCATGTGATGTGCTATGCCTAAGATAACATAAGTTAAGTCAGCTAAAGCATCGGCAGCATCAACTAAGTTTTGCTCTTCATTTGCTTTAAGAAATTCAGATAGCTCTTCCATGATAAACCTTGCATGGTAAGATACATCTTCAGCAGATAAAAGATGAGGCTCAGAGCCTCGAGGAAGACCCATTTTATATCTAAACAATCCAACAGCTTTAAACATAAGCGACCTCTTGCATTTCATTTAGATCATCATGGAATTTTACAGATAATTCTTCATTCCAAATATCTGATAACCAAATAGGTGGTGGTTGATTGCCTTTAAAGTATTCCATGTCCATACGGTTAGATTTTGAAGCATAGAAATAGCGGTATGCTTTGATAGGATCACTATAGACTTTGAATTCATCGTCCATAGCCAATGTTGGTGGAGTCCATGTATGTGGCAAATCAAACATAGCTTCGGGAGGAGCCATAAGCTCATCACATAATACTTCAAAAGACTTATGAACTTTGCCATAACGGCGTTCAAATTCAAGACCGAGGTTGTATGCTAATTGCACAAGCCATGTGTAATGCTTGATGGATTGACGTACCCATACGTTAGAAGGGTGGTTAGCATGTGTTGGTTTATAAGATACATTGTCGCCATTACCATGTAGGTGATGTGCTGTTGCTAACATTTGGCAAGACTCAATGAGCATTTTGCCGACATGTTTGTCACAATGATACTTGGCTGCTTTTTCAGCAGATTGATCTAAATAAAATATATTCATAAGATACCTTTCAAAGTTCAATAAAATTAACGTGATAACTAGTAAACGAAAAATCATTATACCACAAAAAGGGGGTTGTACACCCCCTCCCTTAAAATTATGCGGCTAATGCAAAGAGTTCATTCATGGTTTGTTGCTTAACATCTACACCACCACCGAACCATGCATTACGGATTCTAGCATCAGAAGTACGTGCTGTTTCCCAGTCCATCAATTGAGTGACGGCATTGAGTGCACCCCATGCAGTTCCATTTGCTGAGTCCATAGTAGCACCTATGCCAGCGCCTTCGAATAACTCAAGGGCACGAGTTGCTGCTCGTGATGGTTTGAGTTCGTCGCCACCAAGTACTTTAGCAAAAACTTGTTGAGCTTGAGCACTTGAGATTTTGAGACCGGCAAGAAGTTTAGCTGATTGTTCGAATACTTTGAATGCGTCGTTGTAGTCAGCAAGTTTAGATTTGACTGCGTCAGCATTGAAAACTGAGCTGTGACGTACAGTTACTTGAGCTGGACCTTTTTGTGCAGCAATTTGAAGAGTGTTGTTGCAAACCACACGAACTGAAGTTAAACGAGCCTGAGTAGCTAATGAGCCATCAGCAGAAGATGCAAGCAAGAGGTACTGGTTGACTTGGTCACC